TATCCCGCCGCCACTGGCCCCCGCTTCAGCTGAAGCCTTTGCAATTTCTTTCATTTTCCCTGTGAATTTGCCTATATTACCGCCTATACTTTCAGTTAAAAAAGAAAAAGCCTTTTTACCAGCCTCTCCCACTTTTTTCAACGGACTAATCAATCCACTAAATTTACTCCCGATTTTACTTATAGTATCTGGTATTTTATTACCTAAAGATTTTGATAGTGTTTCTCCCACATCTCTTCCAAGCGTGTTCAATTTCTCAAAGGCTTCTGCTGTTTTATCACTACTCTTACCTAAATCCTCAGCACCATCTGCCGCCTTTTTAGAACTTTCAGATAATTTATCAGCACTTTCAGAAGCCTTGGTGTTACTGTCGCCTAATTTTTCTACATCATCCCCAGCTTCATTTGCAGCGTTCGCAACTTCACTTAAGCTATTTTCTAGTTCATCATTTCCGCTAGTTGCTTCCTTAACAGCATTCGCTACACTTTCCAAGCTATTTTGCAAAGTTTCGTTACCACTTGTACCTTGTTGTGCTCCCTGTGCTAGTTTTCCAAAACTTTCGGATAACGAATTAAAATGAGATATAGCACTTTCTATTCCGTCTACATTTACCTGTATTGCTATAACATTATCCGCCATATCCCATCACTCCCAACCTTGCATATTCGTTAAATTCCTCACGTTTCTGTTCCTGCGCAATTTCATAAGCGACTACATAATAATGCCACATATTTTCATTCTCTATATCTGAAAAATCCTTTGGTGTCCAGCCTTTTTGCATATAATAAATTATCGCATTAAGTTCAACATCCGTCTTATTTTCATCTATTTTTTTTTTAGCTCAACAATGTTAGGATTTTTATTATCATTAAACATTGCAGTTTGCTTGTTCACAACTAACGTGAATATTTCTAAAATTTCTTCATTATCAAAGAAATCTTTAAATACAGCTATTCGACTTTGAGCATTTAATTCCGCCATTAGTTCTCCTGCAAACTCTGTAAAGTTTGGCTCAATAAAAGTATCAAAAAGATATTCGCATATAGCAGAGTTTGACTTAGTGACTTTTTCAATAAATATCTGTTGCATTTCTTTTTTACTGGCATTAAAATCAATGCCTATTTTAGAGCAAAAACTTACAAATCCCTGAAAATCAGGAACTTTTAACTTAAATTTAGTATCTTTATAACTTTTTAAAGTAAATTCTATTATTGATTTTTTTTCTCTGTATTTACTTGCTTCTTCACGTTTTTTCAACAATTCTTTTAAATCCATAACTTACTCCTTTCTTTCTAAATTAATTCAACCGCTTTAAGATTTATTGGAAGATAACCGATTTTTAATTCTTCGTCCATTTCTTCCCCACGCTTAGCTTCTATAGAAAACCCGTCCTTATTCCAGCAGTCAGTAATTCTAATTGCTTCAGCACCTGCAACATCAGGGTCGTCAACTTGGAAATATAATTCAAAATACACTTCATTCCCCTTAGCCAATTTTGTAAATTTCTTAAACCAATTTGAATTTAACTTATATCTTTTAATAGTACCTTCCCCACTAGCACCGACAATTTTTTCACCTTTCTGCCCTCCAGGAAGCCAAACTTCTTTTCTCTCTATTTTAGTCTCTATTTTCACTTCAGATACTTCCGCAAATACTTCTCCATCAATCATAAGCGTTCCATGTGAGCCAGAGATTACCTGATTTGCCTTAAATATATCCATTCTTTATCATTCCTTTCCTAACTTTGAATTATAGCTTTTCCAAAAAAGTCTTCCATACAGTCAAGCGGCATTAATTCATCACATTTTGCATAAACTACATCAACCGTATTAATTCTACGAAGTTTAGCTTCACTCATTTTATCCACTTCTTCTTTCGATATACCTTTTTCTGTCATCAAATATAATTTGTGCCGCTCCACATCAATATCAAAAGAATTTGAATAATCAGGGTCTAATATTCCTTGATTCATAAGACTTTGTGTGTAGGCATTGACCGCATTTAGAAAAGCCATTTTATTTAAATATCCATTTAATCTTGCACCTTTATAGTCATTCCAAGATTTTTTCAAATCCTCAATTATTGTGAATAAACTTCTTACGACTTTAACCTTGCTGAATCTACGCTGTCTAGTAGTATCAGGCGTTATAAATGAGGTAACTCCACGATTAATCACATAATAGCTGATTCCGCTGTCATCTTTTTGCACATTGACTGCTATTTTTCCTTGTTTAGTTATTTTACCTGGTTCTGCTGGAACATCACATTTTTCCAAGAATCCCATTTTCATATTTGTAATACTTCTTGAAATAGGACATCCCGCTTCCATACTAGCAATAGCAAGTGCAAATTCTTTATCGCTATATGTATGACCGTTCACAGTTGCTCCTGTTATGCCGCAATTTACCACTGCGTGATGGTCCGGTACTTTATCCGAAGCAACAAATACAAAAAAGTGGGCCTGGTCAAAATCCAGTGCTAATTTCCCCAATTCTGTGTTATGTCTACTTTTAGCATAGCTTATTAAATTATCTGTCTCGCTTTCTGTTGCACTTGGTATAACTATACTGTCAACTCTACTCTCCAAATCGCTCAAGACATCTGTTATTTTTATTGATTCCCTTTCATCTTCCTTTACTCTTTTAACAATAACTTTATAAGGACCTCCAACAAATGCCAAATCTTTTAACAAGTTAAAATTTTCAGTACTCCAGTCTGTCTGTCGCACATCTCCTCTGCTGTTAAAAGTGTAATCCCTGTCATCTTTTGTACTGTCAAACAGCACTACTCCTATGACTCCTTGCTCACTTCTGGCAATGGCAGTTCCCGCCCTTTCTTCGATTTCCAAAACAAACTTTGGACTTCCGTTCATTATTCATCACTCCTTTTACTTAAATATATATTCTTAGCTGGACTATATTCCTTCATATTGTCAATCGCATATTTTATTGGAAAACTTGTATCAAATGTCCCAGTTATAAGGCATATCCTCAAAGTTTCTTTTGCCTCTACTGATTTCAGTTCTCCAAATTGTAAATTCATTTTTTCAGAAAAGAATATTCTCCTGTTCTCGTCTAAATCTTGTATTTTCTTTTGAATATCCAGTGCCTGTAAAATAAAGTTCCCCAAGTCATCCTGCACTTTAGGCTTTATGATATAAAAATTTAGCATTGCACTGTATTCTTTAGCGTTTTTCACAGTAATTCCGTTTATTTCACAAATTACTGAATTTATCACAAAATCCTCGGCTTCCAAGTCATCTGTTATATAAAACGCATAATCAGGATAATCTTTTTCCAGCTCTTCCTTAAATTTTTTAAATACTATGTCAAACATCACATCAGCTCCTAAAATCTATAAATCCGTCCATATCTATTGTCGTTCAAAAGACTTGAACCGCTGCTATCTTCGGAACTTCCTTTCAAACTTTCCAGTAGCTTATAGAGTGTATCTCTCTTATCTTCTGAAATTTTTTCTTTTTCCAGACTTTCATATATTTTCCAAGCCACATAAAGCTCATTCAATACTCTTTTTGTTTCAGAATCCAAAAATTTATATTTCTCATCACCTATAAAAATCGTTACAAAAATTTTACAATCCGGGACAAGCTGATTATTTATATAATCAATAAATTCTTGAGCCGTCCTTTTGGAATATCTGCAAACTTCAATAGATACGACTTTAGGAATATAGGATATTTTTTCTAACAACTTTTCATCAAGTTCAGGAGCAGCTCCATTTTCAGAAGTCCCTCCCACTTTTTCCAGCATAATCAATCACTTCCTATTTTGAGTTGGGAACAATGGCGATGCTGTCCACATTAGAAATTTCATATCTGACAATAAAATCTTTAATAGCAACTACTGGAGCAAATGCTGATTTGCAGAACATTTTAGCTCTTGCAGTCTCTTTATTGGCAGCTGTTTCATCCAGTATTTCCTGTCCAACAAATACAAAAGGCTTTCCTGTCGCATCCACCGCTTCAAGTGCCGCAAATACAGGAACTAAAGCATTGTCATTTGATAAATAAATCATATTGTCAATCGCAATATCTCTGCCATTAAAGTCTTGAGCAGTTCTCAACTTAGAAATTCTTTGTCCTAGCAAGTCTAAATAAACTTGTTTTTCATCAGCAGATAACCCAATTGAATTGGAATAGGCTTTTGCAACTTCAATGAATTCATTGTTTTTGATTAACTTATCAAATAAAGTTCTCCCTAATTCAATTCTGTCCGGCATTACACCATTTTTTTTCTCATAGTCATCAATTATGTCAAAGAAAAAAGTAACCCAGTTATTAATTTTCTTGGCATCTTTTGCAATCGGGTTATTGAATTTAAAATCAATTTCAGTTTGAGAATTTGCTTGAACATATTTCCCTTGCAAGAAAGCATTAGCAGCCATTTTTTCCTTAGTTTTCAACATTGCATTTTTCAATTTTAAAAGCAATCTGTCTTCCTGATATTTTTGCGGATCAACCATTTGACCATTAATAAAGGTAGCAGTTCCACCATTCATAATAGGTTTTAATTCATAAGAAGCAGCCACAATATCGGGCGTAATTGCCATACTTTCCATACCATTTACCTTTATGAAAGGAATTTCACTTCCACGCTCAATAATACTTGCTTCAACCAAGTAATCATTCAAATCTTTTAAAAGAATAGTTTCATTGTCGCTCATATATTCAGGATTTGCATTTCCAAATCTGTCCAGATAGTGCGTCTGAACTTTCGGCTCTACAACCGCATATAAAGCCATTAATTTTAATTGTATATCGTTTAACATCTATAATCATCTCCTCTGTTATTTTGCTTCAATATTATCAAATCTTACATTTATTCCGTATTTATCCAGGTTATCAAGTGCCGCATAATCTGTATCAGTCACTCCAATGGCGAGTTTTCCATCAATATCACTAGCCCTTACAACTTGAATCTTAACATCTTCAGTTGTCGCATCCACATCTTCATCCGCACCAACATAAAAAGTTTTTGGCAACTTACCTCCAGGTGTGCTGGAATCATATTTCTTATATTTCCCAGTAGTTGTATCATAAACCAATGCCTGACCGTATTTTATAACTTCACCTTGTGCCAATGTAACCGTTTTTCTTGGAAAAAATTCATTTAGCACAATATCTTTTTTCTTATCTTCACCATAAAATTTAACTCTATTTTTCACATCCACCACTCCTTATTTAATATTATTTCTAGCTTTATATCCCGCTATTTCATCGGCTATCATTTGCTGCTGTCTTGAAACTTCGTCATCATCGCTACCAAACTCCAGCGGCTTATGCCCACCAAAACTTGGCAAGTTTTCAAACAGTTTAGATAAAATATCGCTCGACTTAACTGATTGATTATTTCCGTTTTCAGAAAATTCAATAACGCCGTCATTATTTTCAAAAGATTGTTTAACAAACTCTTCAATCCCTAATTTTTTCAAGGCAGGTGTTATTTTATTGGAGTTTTTCAACATAAATTCTCTTATTTTCTGCTCCCTTACAAACTCTTTTTTAACTTCCGCTCTAATTTCGTCTTCAGTTTTATCAGGCCCTTTGTCTTTTGGAATCTCAACTTTTTTCAATTCTTCTTCAGACAAGGTTTTCAATACTTCATTGACTGCTTTTATCTTGTCTTCGCTTCCAGCTTCCAACAATTTTTTCAAAAATTCTTCAAAATTCATTCCGTCTTTCCCTCCATTATTATTTTTACCTTCGGCACTTCCACCGTCGCTAAATTCAATTATATTATTTTGATTAATCCAGTCCATCTCAAATCCTTGAGAAAACTCTCCATCGGCAAAACTTCCGCTATTGCTGACAGCAGGTTCAACTCCAACAGGAAGTGCACCAACACGAGTTATCTCCCCATTTTCAATCTCAACAGAAAGCCTGTCGACCTTACGGTTTTTAAATTCTTTTCTGTCAAAGATTTCAACATTATCAGCAACTATCTCATCGCCCTTAACATTTATATCTTTGAACTTCCCAATAACTGGAATTTCATTTCTCAATACTCCAAGTTTTGTAAACTCGCTTGTATGATAAGGGATTATATCCAGCTCTTTCTTATTATTGACAAGACTAGCCAAATGCTTATTATCCCATTTGCCCTTATTGCCGTAATCCCCAGCTTTAAATAGTACAAAAGACATCTTTTTGCTCCTTTCTTCTTAAAAAATTTATATAATAAAAAATCACGACTAAATTAATAATCGTGACCTTTGTAAAATTTAATTATTTCTCTAATTCGTGAATGTCATAATTCATAAATTGCATTCTGCCTATAATATCTTTTTTAATTTCATGTAGCACTTTAAGGCTTTCATCTAATTTCTTCATCTCTTGAAACAGATGCAGTCCTGACTCAGTTACGCCTTTCTGCATCGATTTTAATCTTTCCCAATGTTCGCTAGTTTTTACTAGAGTCATATACGGTTCAAAATATTCAATAATAACTTCTCTTTCAATATCAGAAATATTATTAACTTTAGACAAGATTTCAACTGCATCATTTTTATCTATCAGAGTCAAGCAGGAAGTGCTTTTCTTAGCTTCTGGATTTTCCTTTTTGAAATTTAGTAAATCTGTCCCCGAAATAACTGTCTTGTTTGAGATTTTTTGTGAAATAGCCGATCCGCTTATACCCAAAACATTTGCCAAATCCTGTAGCAGCATTACCACTTTTCCATTATTGTGAAATTTTGAATGGCTAATCGGCAACCCTCTTGGAAGTCTTTTGTTCTGTCTTTCATAAAATAATTCCGGATACATTCTTCTTTTTCCCAGAAAAGCCTCAGCCAACACATCTTTTGCTTTTAACTGATAATCCATTAATTCCTTTTTCAACTCATCACTAAATCTCGCTGGATTTATTTTTGCCAACCAAATTGGCAAGTGATCAAGTTCCAGTAGCATAGTTTCCTGTATTCCGCCGTTTGATTCAAGGGGGGTTAATTTTGACCCCCCTTTTAAGAGTTCGTCTTTTTGAATTTTTTTCTTTTGATTTCTATAATGGTCTCCATTCATTCCTAAATTGTTACATATATCTTTCACTGCGACATAAATTTTCCCATTTTCTTCAATGGCTCTAATCTTCTTGTTTTTAAAACATACTTCTTTCATAATTAAATTATCCATTTTTCCTCCTAAAATATTTTGATTTTTAAGAGAATATATAGTATAATATTATTGGTTAGATAAATTATACTATATGTCCTCTTTTTTCGTTTCGTTACGAGAGAGGGGGATTTTTATTTTGCTTTTCTTATAACTATTTCTTTTGTTTCTTTATTGTATCTTACTTCTATTTCATTATCTTCTCTAGTTATATCCATATCTTCAACCCATTTACTATTCAAAGTTATTCTTGGGGTATACCCACCTGCACCTCCTTTATTAAAGTTTACTTTCTTCATAATTTTGTCTTTCATATTCTCACCTCTTCCGTACGATAATTAATAATACCATTTTCGTACGGAAAAGTCAAGAACTTTTTAAAAAAAAGCTGGATTTTTTTTCTCACAGCTCTTTTCAAGTAATTTTAATTTGCAAAAGAAGTATTTTCCACTTTCCATTGTTCCAGCTTAACAGGAACCCAAAAACCATATATACCACCAGTTATTATAGTCAATAAGACCCATTTTATCCAATTTCCAAATAAACTTTCGGGCCTACCGCTAAATTTCAGCCTTCTCCCTTCTATTACAGTATGATCAATTTGCCATCTATACGACATACATGCAACCCAAGGAAAACCTAAACCAGCGGTAATTATTGATATAAATATACTTAGAATTGAGATTCCTACTAGTTCAGATACTTCCCCATCAAAATAAGTTTTGTTTTCCATTTCCTCCTCCTAAAAAGATTAAATTCTAAATTTATAAAGATTTTATAATATTAAATCTTTCATAAAAATTATATCCTACTTTTGGATGAAATGCAAAAGTCTTATAAAAATAATTTCTTGCTAACAAGATAATCATTAATAATTTTTTTCAAATCCTCTTTATTTTTATCACTGATACCGCTAAACTGCCGTTTAGGAATAGTTACCGATTTAGCAAAGTAATCAGTGCCGCCGACTTTAAAATGCAGAACTTTAGCATTCTTAGGCGTTATAGTTCCACCTCTATCGTGAATCCCTGCATAAACTAAATTACTGAATATTGAAACACTGTTTCCCTTTATCGTAGCTGTCCCCAAAGAGCCTTTAAGCATTCCTGTATCATTAAGCGGTTTCCCTTTTCTAATTTTCAAAGAGGCCCACGCATTTCCCTGATAATCTGTTCCGCTGTCAAACCTTTTTCGCATTTCATTTTCCATATAGAACGCCACTTCATCAAGCATTTCATCTTTATTAACGCTTTTTAACTTTTCTTTGAAATTAGCACTCACGCTATCAATATTTGTTGTAATATTAATTCTCATAATATTTCCTTTCACAAAAAAATCACAGCTAAATTAATAACTGTGATTTGTTAATTGTATATTAAACTCTATTCAAATAATGAACTCTTTTATCAAAAGATTAAAACCTAATATTTTAAAATAATTAAAATAAAAGTTTTGTTTTTTTAAACAGGGTTTAATATTAATTAAGAACTTCTATTTTATCATAATGTACATTCCAATGAACTTCATCTCTTATCTGAAATTCATATGTGACTGTACATGTAACAGAAAATTTTATTCCTTCGTATTCATGATCAACTTTAACTTGATCTCCATAACATTTAAAATTTTCCATGACTTTTTCTGGAAGTCCTGAATCAATTAAATCTTGTTGGACAACTTTAGGATCTTTATTAGTAAGTTCAGCTAAAGTTCCTACTGAATCAAATCCTTGCATAATTCTTACACCTCCTTCCTCTGTTTTTGTTTTACCTTCTTCTGGCAAAACAGATTCAAAAAAATCAGCTCTCTTCTTTTCAAAAAGTAATAACCCTCTGACCAAAGTATTGGTTTTGCTTGATTTTATGATTTCAGACATTTTTTTTAATTTTTCGTCTTCACTCTTATTTAAAGTTATTTCAAGTCTTATATTTCTAGGGTTATTACTTTTTGGACGTCCAATTTTTTTCATTTTCCATCTCCCTTTCTACCCGTGAGTATATTATATATTATCCCGTGTAAAAAGTCAAGAACTTTTTTAAAAAAATTATACTATTTTCTGAAAACAAATATTTTAGATAATAAAAAATCACAGAATTTTTTACATCCTGTGATTAATTTTTATCATTATTCGTATGTGCACTCTTTCTCTTCTTCCTCTGTTAAAAATCCCTCACCACTAAACTCAAATACTTCAGCAATTATTGCTTCCGCTTTCTCTTTTGATGTCATTTTATCAAATCTCGCATTTCTTTCTTCCTGAGTTTCTTCTGGCTCAAAACCTCGCTCTTCAGCTCTCTTTAAAGCCTCTTCCAAATCCTTTATAAATTTTTCTTTTGCCACTCTTTCCACGACCTTTCTATAAATTTACCTACTTTTCTTGAAATTTCTCGTGGTTTTGGATTATTTTTATATTCACTCCATGCTTCAGCTATAAATTCCTCGACTTTTACAGTTGCATATTTGGAAAGATTTTTTGATATTACCGTTTTATTAGTTTCAAAATATTTTTTTACATCTTCGGATTTAGAAATACCCAGTAATTTATCAATTTGATGTCCAAACTCATGATCAAAAATAGATTTCATCGTATCACAGCCAACAGGTTTCCATCCGTTAGTTACTTGTCCTTTTCTTTCAGCAATAACATTGTCATAATTATTATAATAGTTTGAGTTCAATGATATTCCAGCATACTTGTTTACTATTTTTATAATTTCGTTCTCATCTGGATTATTTCCTAATCTAGTAACATGAAAAGATTCCGCTGTTCGATTACTTTTTATATTCAATTTTCCTAAAACATAATCAAGCAATTCTTTAGTTCCTTTTGCCAATTTATTATTCTTAGCATAATTTTTTAATTCTGCTTTCAATAATTCATTTCTCTTTTGCATACTTCCAACGAATTTAATTTGCTCTGCAACTTCTGGATATTTATTTTTCATAGCTGCAAGCCCACGATTCCACTCATTAGCACAGCGAACATCAATACCAGTATAATCCGCTTTCACTTTCAATACTTTTTCAGCATAGCTATTCGCTTCTTTAACTATCTTTATCGAGTCAATTATACTACTATCGCCATCTTTTTTCAATGGTTTGGCAACTACAAAATCAGGAATGTCAAACTTATCAGCAAATGCTTCCACCTTTTGCCTATAACTATTCTCAAGTGTTTCTATATAGTCAACATCGCCTATATTATCCCCAAAACTTCCCACATCCAAGCCAATGTCATCACTGCTTACAACTTCACTCGGATCTACTTCATCTTCAGTTAAGGACACGGTATAACATCTGCAGTTAAATCCATTTGGCGGAAAGTATTTGTCAGCTTCAGGCGTCCCCACTTTAAATATTTTCCCGTCAAGTTCCTTTGTATGCTGCTGTTCTCTCCCATCTAAAATACCGCAGTAGCGATAATATGGATAACGCTCTTTGTACTTGTCAACCTTCAAATGAATACCAGCGTTGTAGGCGTGATTCATATTTGTTCTGAATACGGTTTTTAAATATCCCTCATTTAGCTTTAATCCGCTCTCCGACAGTATTTTATCAACATCTTTTTTCCAGTCTTTAAATGTTCCGCCATTCTCGAGTGTATTCGACATCTGCTTAAATATTTTTTCTGTCACATTGACATCTGTAACCTTCTTTATCCAAAAATATTTTTGCCGTGAATAATCCATTTCTTTTTCCACATCAGTGTATAAGGCGGGATGTTTTTTCAGGAAATTATCAAGTGCAGCATTCTTTGTCTTGGTTCTAGTATTTGCAAATTCTGTTACTCCGCTATCGACCATAGCGGCATTGTCAAATCCCTGCAAAGTTGACATTAGCATTAAATCTTCCAGTATATTTTCATAGTTAAAGTTCAAGTCATAGAAATCTGAAATATCTTTAGCTTTTTCTATCTTTTCTCGTACAGCTTTTAATATATCCTTCTGCCATCTTTTAAAATTATTTTCAACAAATCTGTCAAATCTAGCCTGATTTCTTTCAATTAATTTTCGTTTCTCATTTATTTTATTGATGTTCAGTTTTTTTTTACCTTTGGCGAACTCACTTACTTCTGGCTTTTCAACTTCCACCAAGTCAATCACATCCACGCCCAGCATTTCTGCTATCTTATCTTTAGTGAAAGCATATCCGCTCTCCATTATTTTAACTATAGAGTTCACTTTCTCAGTCATAGTTTTCGCTTTCTTATCTTCCAGCTCCAATGTTTCTTTTTCGTCAATCTCTTCGACAAACTTAAAATAAAACTTGCTGGGGTCGTACCCATACAAGACAGAATCCAGCTCGATAAGTTTTTGAATCCAGTCCCTAATCTTTTTGACTTTAGACTCTATCTTATAATTTTGCTGTTCCTTATGAACTTCACCCAAGGCCCTGTTACCGCTATTACCATCCACTCCAACTACTAATGTACTTCCAAGCAAATATCTTTGCACTGCTTTTGACTTCTCGCTCAACAATTCCTGATAGATTTCAGGTTTCAAGTCATCTAATTTAATAAACTTTATAAAGTCATCAAGCGATTTCTCCCCAGCACTCGGTACTGCCAGCACATCTTTACCTTTAGCATTTTTTAAATCTTTAGCCTGTGCTTCCACATCTTTTTGCCTAGCTTTGATAACTTCTGGCGGATCTGTTTCAACAGCAGGTTCATAAGCGAATACCGTTATAATGTCCCCATATTTTTCTATAATCGCATTTAACTTGCTCTCCAAATGCTCTTTAGCCTTGAATACTGGAACAAGCGGCAACAAATCTGAACTTCCCTGCAAATTATCCAGTCTTTCTTCATTAACGCAAACTAAAAAACGGTTGGGTTCTTTCGCAATAACAATCTCACTATCACGAGTTTTAATCATCCAACCGTTATCCTTGTTATATTTTATATATTTATTCGGCAACAGTACCAAATCATCAATCACTGTTCCACCTGTATCATCTTTGCCATAAATAATCTCAAATATAGACTTCTTATATATTTCCGCTCTCAGCACATTTTCCAAAAGTTTAACCATATTAAAATTATTAAATCTTTCTTGAATGCTTTCAGCTGTCTCAAAATACTCAGACATATCCGTCTCAATTTTCCACTCTTTCGATGTCACACTTTGCGTCATAAGCTGTATAGCCTGCGCCACATCAACGTCAGCCAACATCTTCCGCAATGTTTCATCGTCAATATCTCCGCTATAAGAAACAGAACCAAGCGATATTATTTCTTTTACCAAAGCACTTACTACATTTTCCCTGATACTCACATTTCCTCCTTTCTACACACTTATAAATTTTCTAATATATCTTTTTGAATTTTGAATCAAATCATTTATAACAATGCCCGCATAACTGCACACATCAACAGCGTCATCATGCAAAGCATTTGGAAATTTTAAAAGTTCCTCTTCAAGCTCAAAAAGTTTATCTAAATTTTTATTGAAATAAACTTTCCCATTTTCAAACATAACTGATATGTTCAAGGCCCTTGTCATTTTATCTGTATCGGCTTTCAACTCCTTTAAGGGCATTCCCTCTCTGTTTGCCTGCTGAATTATCCCAATACCACTACTTTTGCTTTCTATGGCTTGAAATCTCAACTTATATCTATTTCTAAATTCTTTAATCACATTCCATTGGTCAGGAACTTCTAATCTTTCAAGCATTAAGTCAATTAAATACAAGTTCCATTCCCTGTCGCACATAAAAGTGGCAATTGCCGTATAATCACTATTCTTTCGAGTACTCATAGCGGTATCTATTGTTTGAAAATAGAAGCAATCTTTCACATTTACATTTTTATCAGCAGTTTCGATGAAGTCATTATCAATATCGAAATATTTAAAGTACTGCCGTTTAAAAAGTCCGCCGTCTTCAATTTGGGGTCTCTGCTGATAAAGTGCCGCAAATTCACGGCTACCTATCGCCTTTTTAATATTTTTAAGTTCTTTCAATCCGTACCGTTCTTCCCATAACGCTTCACCAACATTTCTTCCTAAAATATCATTTTCTTCGGCAAACGCTGGAAGCACAATACTCTCAAAAACTTCTCCAGTACCACTTTCCATCTCTTTAGAAATTCTACCGACCAAGTCATCCTCATGCCACCTGGTTTGAATAATTATAATCCCGCCACCAGGTGCCAATCTTGTCCGAATAGTTGACTGATACCAGGCCCAGACCTTGTCTCTTTGAAGTTTACTGTTAGCGTCTTCCCTATTCTTAAACGGATCATCAATAATCGCGATATGTGCCCCCTTACCTGTTGCACTTCCTCCAACACCTGTACTCACAACAGCACCACGATGTTCTGAAATTCCCCAGTTATCACCAGCACTCTTATCCCTGTCGATGATATTATTAAAAATCCCAGTCCCATTTTTACTGTGCTCCCTATAAGTATCTCTCGCTATTTTCCCAAAATCTCTAGCCAAATCCATTGAATAACTCGCAATTATAATCTCATAGTCAGGATTATTCCCAATTATCCAAGCAGGAAATTTCTTCGTCATAGTTTCCGATTTAGAATGTCGTGGCGGCATACAAATATAAAGTCTTGGACTTTTACCAGCTTTCACATCTTCCAAAAACTGCTGGGCCTTATCAGTCAAAAACTGTATATGCCTAGAATTTTTATATCTTCCATTCCCATCAAAAATAAGGAAATCTAGCAAATTCCGTCGTGAAAGCTCCTTAGTGGCTTCAAGCCGTATCATTTCCATCTTATCCACTCTTACCACCAGCTAACGCTCTTAACTCTTCGATAGTAAGTCCAGAAAAAGGATTAGTATTTAATTGTCCTGACAGCTGCATTTTCTCAATATATTCACCATCCATTTTATTCAAAATATCCAAAGCCTTTAACCTGTCTTGTATTTTCTCTTTTCCATTTTTAATGACTTCCGTCAAAAATTCTCTTCTTTCAATAGCAGTCATTATCCTACTAGTTTTAGTTTTTTCTCGTAATTCTTTTATATATCCCACTAATGTCGTATTTTGTAGTAATTTAGGTGTATTCTGTCTTGCATATCTTTCTTTATATCCAGCCTTTATTGCGGATTCAGTAGCATTTCCACTAGCTACATAATATTCACAAAAAGCCTTCTGCCTTGCATTTAATTTCAATGCTACCGCCTCCTTCTGTAACAAAAAAAAGACAGCTTTTAAACTGTCTTACACTTACAAAAATTTAAGGTTTAATGACAAGTACTTAACTCATACTCTTACATCCTAACATATTATAACATATTAAAAATTATATACAATGCCAAAAAAGTGCCAATTTTTAATTTAGTATACTTTTTAACACATCATCTGAAAAAATAATTAACTGCAGTTGCCTAATCATAAAGTTTTTATGTCTTTTTGCTGTTCTTACACTAATGTTTAATTTCTCGGCTATATCTTCAAAGGTCAAATCTTCAAAATATTTCATCTCGATTATATTATAATATTTATCGTTCCTAATCGTATCCAAGGCTCTTTCAACCATACTAATTACATTTTCTATTCTTGCAATTTCTTCCTGTAATTTTTCAATCCTATTTTCTACTTTTTCTAATTCTGATAGATATACTTTGCTAGACTGCACATTAACTCCAGTTTCTCTTTTCTGAATTGATATTCCCTCTTTCTTCAAATCCTCTATAAGCATATTTTTGGAATCAATAGCACCTTTCAACAGTTCCAGTTCCGATAATAATTTCTCTGTTTTTTGAAAAGGTGTCAATTGCTTATCTTTTCTTGTATCCTTATCATTCTTAATTTTCTCTAGAATTTTATCTGCTATTTTCTCTATATCTTTTTCATTCATATACTTCTGCTTCTCCTTCCTGATATTTGCACTCTGTAAATTTTATTCAAATGATTTATAAAAAATATATAACATTACTATAAATGTTATTGTCCCCAAAACATCCTTATTAGTCAATATCTCTCTCATAACTTATTCGACTCCCCCTTCAATAATTTCTTTTAACTTCGGTTCTTCAAACAGTTCACTTTTTCCTATTTTCCCTTTTTTAGGGCCTTTCATATAATAAACCGGTTGCCCATTCTTATCTAATTTCGTCATATTAGAACGATGAACTTCTTTAAATGCCGAAAGAAATATTCCATTGAAATTATTCTTCTCAATTTTGTCGCATATTTCTATCAATTCTGAATCACTTGAATCAAAATATAGTATTCTCACAACAAGGTCGACATTTCCTTTACATTGCTCCAATAATGTTCCTATATACACATAAGCCATATCCACAACTGCATCTAGTTTCCCTACCGTATCATTTTCTATCTCTGCTTTCATATACTCCGTTTTCTCTTCCATAAGCAGTAAATCTCTTAAATGCTCTCTTTCTTCCGTCATATCCTTATTTAAAAATTCTTCCTGATTGAAAGCCAAATAAAATTCCTTGACCATTTTAGCCATCATTTCCCATTGTTCCATCTATTTCTCCTCTTCTCTTTTGTATTTTTCAATTCTAGCTTTTAGACTAGACAATAATTCATCTTGAACATCACCTTTACTTTGTAATGCTTTCATTACATCCTCATCTCTTGTTTTTTGAGTAACAAGGTGATGAATTATAACTTTTTCCTTTTGTCCTTGTCTGTGAAGTCTTTTATTCGCCTGCTGGTAGAGCTCCAAGCTCCAGTTAAGACCAAACCATATTATATGGTTCCCACCTGTCTGCAAATTAAGTCCATATGCTGCACTTGCAGGATGTGCCAAAAGTATATCAATCTTCCCCGCATTCCAATCTTTTTCGTCTTCAGGAGTTTTTAGTTCCCTAACCTCCAGCTTTAGTTTTGACATTGCTTTTTTCAGCCTGATCAAATCATGTTTAAAATTATAAAAGACCAATGCAGATTTTCCATTTAGTTCTTCCACAAGCTCTAAAAATCTTTCAATTTTGCAATTATGAATCTCATAAATATTTCTCTCGTCGTCATATACTGCTCCGTTTGACAGCTGCAACAATTTATTTGTAAGTGCTGCCGCATTTGCCACATCTATGGCTTCGGTATCATTTAAAGACAAAAGCCATTCCTTTTCCAGAGTTTCATATTTCTTCAAGGATCTATTATCCAATGTTACTGGAATCACATTATAAGTTATATCGGGAAGTTCCAGATAATCTTCAGCCTTCATGCTTATACAAATATCTCCAATTTTATTTCTTATACTTGAATCTGCTCCTTCCTTTAAGGAATATTCCCCAAAACTTCCATAGCTTCTGTAATCAAAGAATTTATCCCGAAAGGCAGTTATGTTTTTCCCCAGACGCTCCCCTCTATCCAGTAAATAAATTTGAGACCAAATATCTTTCAGCCCGTTTGGTGCCGGAGTCCCAGTCAGCCCAACAACTCTGCTTATTTTCCCAAGCACAAGCTTTAAAGCCTTAAATCTTTTACTCGCGTGATTCTTAAAACTTGAAAACTCATCAACTACAACCATATCAAAGGGCCATTCGTTTTTATAATATTCAACAAGCCAAGAAACATTCTCACGATTGATTATGTAAATATCTGAAATTGTGTTCAATGCTTTTATCCTCTTAGTTAAACTTCCTAAAACTTTTGATGTTTTCAAATATTTAAGATGATCCCATTTTTCAATTTCACCAGACCAGGTGCTTTCTGCAACTTTTTTCGGCGCTATAATAAGAACTTTATTAACTTCAAACATATTGAACTTCAGTTCGTTAATCGCTGTCAAGGTTATTATCGTTTTTCCAAGTCCCATATCAAGCATTAATCCTACGCTCTTGCCATTCACAATTCTGTCGATACAGTATTTTTGGTAATTGTGCGGCACAAATTTCATAATCCATTCTCCCCTTTCTAATTTTGTAGTTCTTGTTTGATTATAAAGTCGATTTGAGTTTTTGAATCTATAACATAAACCGTTTGTCCGCATTGCCTTATCCTCAAAATCTGCTTACTCTGCGACGGTCTTGGCTTTTTACCGGGTGCCTTAAGTTCCACAAAAAATACTCTTCCGTTATTAAGTATACAAAGCCTGTCAGGTACCCCGGCATTGCCGGGACTCACAAATTTATAGCACAACCCGCCTACTTTTTTTATTTCTTTTGCCAAATAATTTTCAATTTCTTTTTCTAGCATTTCTACCTCCAAATAAATTTAATTTTCATTAATTCGAGCTCCTGAAAAAATGTCTACAATCTCCGCGCGCGCGTATAGAGATGTTAAATTAAAGGGGAATATACGCGTATTATTAAATACATATTAATATTTCTCCTTTATTTTAATATTCTATATAGGGTTTTTTATATATTTTGTAGTAAATTATACAGTAAGTACCATAAATAAAGGGTTTTATTGTCAACAAAGTACGTCAACAAACTTTTTTTCATTTTTTACCATTTTAACCCCTAACTCTTATTTTATAAGGATTTTTGACGGCAACAATCTTTTGTAAAATGACAACAAAATTCCCTAAAATGTCAACAAACTATTTTTTAAAAACTTAGAAAAACTTAGAATTAGCCCTAAAAACTTTGTTGACATTTTTTTATTTATTTCAATTTATGTTTTTTAAAATAGTCTTTAATTCCTTTATTTATGGTATATTGGGTTACTTTAAAAAGTGTCAACAAACTTATTTTTCGTGATTTTTCCACTTCAAAAACTTGTCTGAAGCAACTCGTCTAAATCCCCTTTGAGTGCCGTATCTACCAAATCTAGCCGAAGTTCTCATTCGCTCCCATCCTGGTATGCTTTCCATAATGCTGTTTATCTCCGAACTTTCAAAATTTCTTATATTTTTGGTCTGCATTCCGAAGCATTCAACTAAAATCTCAACAGCACAGATTTTATCCCTATAGATAAAATCTCCATCATAAGTGTAATTGCCGCTCAAGTAATCTCTCCGTTTATCAGGAGACAGTTTGTTCCAGTTATCTGGGACTTTTCTGTTCAAAAACTCTTGAATTATACCTTCTTTAGGATTCGATACCCTATGCTCTGCCTGATATTGTCTTGAAAGCTCTTCAGCTTCTCCAGTAAGCATTAAGACTTCCCCAGTTTTATAGTTTTCGTAGGCTTCCGCCCAAATTTGGTCAACTTCGTTATCCAGGTCATCCCAGATTGATTTTCTAGGATCATTGATTCCCACGACCACCGGCCAAAAACGACGGTTCCCCGTTCGGTCTCTTAAGAACTCCCAGTCATTTGAAGTACCAAAGAAAACACATCTTCTAGGATATTTATTTGTTCTTCTTCCATATGCTTCCCTGTAAATATCTTCATTCTTACTCAAGAACTGCTTTATCAAATTAGTTTCAGTCTTATTAAATCCTGTAAGTTCTCCTATTTCATTAATCCATGTTCCCTGAATCATTTCAGCGGCTTCTTTTCCTTCAAAATTCTGTAAACTGTCCGAGTACCATTCCATTCCTAATTTATTCAGAAATGTGCTCTTACCTAAGCCTTGCCTACCTGTAAAGATTGGCATATAATCGTACTTAATGCCGCCTTCTATCGCTCTTGCAACTGCTGCTGTCAAGGATACTCTAATTACTGCTCTCGTATAAATATTGTCTTCAGCACCTAGATAATCAATCAGCAAGGTTTCCAGTCTTTTTTGGCCATCCCATTTTAAATTTTCTAAATATCTTTTTACCTTGTTAAACTTATTTTTGTGTGAGTTCAATAAGAGTGCGTCATTTATTTTCTTTTCTCCGCTTAACCCAAATTTAGTTTCCAGATAGTTTCTCAGTCCGCTGTCATCAACTTCCTCATATTGCCTTACAATATTTGATTTGTTCCATGGAAGACTTCCTAAGACTACTGCTCTGTTTGAAAACTCATCAAGTGCCATTTTCCTCTTTAAGTGGGGGTCATTTTCTAATACAATTTGAACATTTCTTATCGTTTTTTTAATAACTCCGTTAGAAGTTATCTCAAATTTTGACATCCAGGATAAGTCCTTTTCGTCGTTTTCTTCTTCATTGAGAATTTCAAAGTCATCTTTTGCATTATATATTTCAGCATTCACGATATTTGCTACTTCCGAAATCCCTCTTGCAAGTTTGGACATTTCAACAAATGAAGGTAATTTTCCATTTGGAGTATTTTCTTTTGCATCAGCATCCAAATTAGAAAACTTATGTATTCTCACTAAGTCAAAAGCGTTACACAATATTCCACTTGCGGGGTCTGTCGCATGGTGCGAGTAGCTGAACAAATCGTCATATACAACTACTCCGCCATAAGTACTTCCGCCTGTATAGGTCATCCTTTTTCCATCGTCTGACACCTCATAAACATCTGGAATAAATTTATTGACGGCTTCTATAATTCCATAAGTTTTACAGAAAGCTCCAATTATCCCAGTCTTTTCTAGCGGATTTTCCTGCTTTTTCTTTAGCCGCTCCAACATCTTTTCAGAACCGGGAACTTGTGGCCATTCCCTCATATCGCGCCAGTCATCATACATTTTTAAAACCGCTTTTACATCAAACATAGGAGATTCTATATCATATTCATAGATATAATTGCTATCTTTTGAACAGCTAGGCCAGTACATTAATCTTGCCGGTTCAAAAGTTGTGGGGTCACACATTGAAATTCCTAACATAGAACCAATCTTTCGTGCTACAGGCTCATATTCATCACAAGCCATACTTTCATTTGCCAAGAAGATTACCCGAAACCTAGGAGCTGATTCTGTGTGCTTACGAGTGCTGTAAACCACATAGCTTACTCCTAGATCTTTTATCTTTTTTAAAACTTCTAAAGTCTTTCCTGGTTTTATGTTATCCAAATCCAGTGTTATCAAATTTCTGCTTAGTAGATTTGAGTTTTTTCTTCTGCCGTCTTTCAGCTCTCCACCAACGAAACCACCTACATCTTTTAAGTCGTCCTGTTTTGCTTTTGGCATTTTCATATACTCTTCCAATGTTTCGGTGCTTCTAAATGGAGTTTTAAGTCTTTCTATGAACTCTGACCAAAACAGCTTCTCCTGTTTCCACACCATATCTTTTCTGCTATTGGCGGTACTTATTGATATTTCTCTATCTGTCATACTTTTACTTCCTCCTTCCATTAATCCTTTTTATAATACATAGTTTCAAATCCATCAGCCCTTAACAGTAGCCCTTTAGCCCATTCTATTTCCAGCCCCATTATCTCGCATACTTCATCTACCGTTGTTTCCATAGGAGCTTCAATAACTACTTCATCGTGAATGTGCATTACAATTTTAAATCCCTTTTCAGTTAATCTTTTTATCGATACCGCTAGACAATCTCTGGCGATTGCCTGTACAATATTTTCCACTAATTTTCCGCCATAAGTTTCTGCAGTTTCCCATTTTCCAGTAGTTTGATTTTGTGCCATATAGGTTATAACTTTTGAATCCCAGCTGTTTAATCTTGTTCCTGGATTAACATAGTATAGTTTTCGACCGCTTGGAAGCTGTACTGTTAAAAAATCCAGACCATTTGATAGATCCCCTTCCTTTTCAAAAATAATGCCGTTCACGGCTTTTCTTCCACCACCTTCGACAACTTCTATAGCTGTGCTTCCTATTGCCCACCAGAGCCCAGTAATGTTCTTATTTGAGTCTCTCCACATCCTCACTATGCCTGGCAACTCTTCTTCGGTCAATCCCATGTTTAAAGCTCCCATTGCCTTTAATGCACCAGGTCCTCCCTGATAGCCAAGAGCAAGTTCTGCGACTTTTCCTTTTTGTCTCAAAGCATACTCAGGATTCCCTTTTTTTATCTTCTCAATTGGAACTCCAAACATTTGGCTGGCACTAGCTTCATAAATTTTTCCATGAGTTTTAAATACTTCACTTCTCCAATGCTCTCCGGCAAGCCAGGCAATCACTCTTGCTTCTATAGCTGAAAAGTCTGCAATTACAAACTTTTTCCCTTCTTCCGGAACAAAAGCTGTACGGATTAGCTGCGACAAGGTGTCAGGAATGTTTCCATAAAGAATTTCTAAAGTCGCAACATCCTTTCTTTTTACGACCTCACGAGTTCCACTTAAATTCTGTATGTAATTTCTTGGCAAATTTTGAACCTGTACAAGCCTTCCTGCCCATCTGCCAGTTCTATTCGCTCCATAAAACTGCAGCAATCCTCTTACACGATTTTGTTCACCTAATGCCGCCTTCATTGCAACATATTTTTTTGTACTTGTCTTTGACAATTCTTTTCTTATTTCCAGAACTCTTTTTACTTTTCCAGTAACTTCTTTTATCAGTTTCTCTACCGTTGCTTTCTGCAAATTTTCAACTTCTACATCTTGGATTTTTAGCCATTCCAGCAACTGGCTTGTACTATTTGGATTATCAAGTCCTGTAATATCTCTAGCCTCATTCATTAATTTTTCATTCCAGTATTCGCTTATCCACAATGAGCTATCAACTAAATCAGTATCTATCACAATACCTCTTTCATTCATCCTAATATCCATCTGCCATTGCTCCCATTCATCTTCAGGAACTTTTACGCTTTTTAATTTGTTCATTATCGCCATTTCTGCCACTACATCCTGCCTATTATATTCCACAAACAAATTCCACTTATCCAAGTCGTGATACGGTAAATTTCTTGTTCTTCCACCGTTAGCCCTAGTTGCCTTGCAGGGAACGGAAAAATATCTTATAAGCGCTTTCCCGGACACATCCTTTTTCTTATCTTCTTCAAATCCTAATGCTTTACCCACTTTACCTAATCCGCCAGGAAATCCAGCATAATAGGCATGTATCATTGTACATTTCCATTGCTCTAAATTAGTTTTGAACCCAGCACGGTTCAAACAATACCATTCAAAATTTGCATTGTAGGCCCTTAATTCAGTTTCGTTGTCACTAAGCCTTTTTATAATCTCATCAGGAACTGTTTCTCCCTGTGCTAAATCAATAACTTTTACTTCCGAGCCGTTCAGTGAATAAGCAAAAAGAAGGATTTCAAAATCATTGCTTTGAGCATATTTGTATAAACCTGATTTTCCAATGTCTATACTGCTGTAAGTTTCAATGTCTATATTTAATACATCCATATTTTTTTTATCCTTCTTTCTGTTTTTATCTATTTTAATCTTTTATGCGTAACACTTTTTTACCAAGGCATATCGTCATCTTCGACAACCTGGAAATCCTGCTGAGCATTTCTTCCTCCGGCTAAACTTTCACCATCTTTTATCTTTTGTACATTCCCTAATCCAACTCCGATACCTCTTTTATTCATGTATGCATAAGGGTAAAAGTTAATTGAAACATTGGCATAAATTCCGCTATAAATTTCGCTTTGGTCCATAATAGGTTCCACTTTAGCGTTTACTACTTGTGGCGGGTAATCCACTTTTGCTGATGCATTAATAACCCAGCACCCTTTGCATTCATCTCCATAAGGTGTTCCGTCTTCTTTTGTTCCATCACCATCTTTTAACGGGGAATTTATTTTAACGGGTCTGACTCCTCCCCATCTGTCTGAAATTCCATATTCTTCCGCCGCTTTTATCGCCGCATCTATTTTCAGTTTTGTTTTTGTATCTCTCTTATCAATTAAAATCGTTGTACTATATTTTTCCTCTTGTCCTTGAACCGCCGCATGTGGTTTAAATAAATGAACATAACTTAATCTTCCTCTTACTACTATTCTTGTATCTGCCATAATATATCATCCTCTCTATTCTTCTATTTTTTTAAATTCATCTGATGCATCAATTACATCTTTTTCATATTTTTTTCTTTTATCCGATTCAACTACCAAAGTTGGCTTTCCCTTTGGCTTAATAATCAAATCTCCTGCAATCTCCCCAAATCTTTTTTTACCCACAATCCCCTCAAGTTGTGTCAGTGGCAGCAACCTTTTTTCAAACAGTAAAGCCTCTTCAACATCATTTTCCTTAAGTGCTTCCACTAATTTATCCGAGTCTTTAATTTGCCTAATTGACCTTCCTTCCACAACTTTCCATCCAGGAATCTCTTCGCCATTTAATAACTTTGTCAAACTTTGATTTTCTATATCTTTAACCCATTTAGCTAAGTCTTGGGCCTTTTTTAGGATTTCCCCCAGTTCTTCATTTGTCAAAATATTTCCTTTTAACTTCATTTCGGTTTCAAGTTCCAGATTTTTCTCAGCTCTTGCCTTGCACAAAGCCTTAGCCCTGCAAAAAGTGCATTCCCCCGGAATAAATTCCCCATCACCTTCATAAGCCTTTTGTGCTGCTGGTTTTACTTCATTTTCCGCCCAGTCCATCAATTCTTTAGAACTAATTTGAAAAGTGCTGACACTATCCAATCTTGGCTGCACGATCCCCATATCTATGAGGTCTATGTCAAAATAAAGTGAATATTCTAAGTAAGCTCCAAGTGCATAAAGCATTAACTGTGGGTTGTTTTCTGCGAATACAGGAACTCCTTTTCCATATTTTAAATCCCTGATATATAAAAGTCCTTTCTCTGTATCGATGGATATGAAATCTGCAGTTCCGAATCCATCTGGCACATATTCGCTAAAGTCCACTTTCTTTTCTACTACCGTGGTGCTTATCGGATTTCCATTGAACTTCATCAATAATTCTTTTATGTGGTCAACATAAAATTCTGTGAATCCTTCCATTTCATTTTTATATAAATCATTTGATTTTATCTTTTTCAGTTCGATATTATATTTTTTAAGCCCTAACGGGCTTAGATATTTTCTAAGCTTAAGCTCTGACAGTTCATGTGCCAATGTTCCTTCTCTTGCATAATCGGATGTTACATCTTCAAACATATCTTCCATTCTTGCGCTTGGCGGACACTTCATCCATCTTTTAGCCCCACTTGCGCTAAGCAAAGCGTGTCCTCTTTCAGAATGATTTATAGCCATTATATTCTTACCCCCAGTTCTCTTAAATCATTAGCAAAATCTAAATATTTTTCATCAGATAATGCATCAAGTTTTTTAACTTCATATTTTTCATTAAGCAGCTTTTTAATCTCCACACCTTTCCCAAGCCCAGAACCTTCGACACATCCAGCTCTTAACTGCTCAAGCGTCAATTTTGGTGCAACAGCTTTTGGAAGTTCAACCTTTACTTCTTTTGATTCCTTTAATTTTTCATCCTTAACAGGATCCACTTTTATGCCTACTCCTGAACTTTTTTCCCCTTGGATCTTGTCTGTTATTTTTTCAATAACAGCTTCACCTTTCATTATGTTATTATTTCCCAACGACATTATTGCCTTTGAAAAATTTTCAATCACAGGTCTGCTACCTTCTTCAATTTCGATTATTAACTTTATTTCCATAATTAATCTATCCTTTCTAAAATTTTATATAATTTATATATTTTCTTAATCTCTTAACGCCAAAGGCATCATTAAATAAAGCCAGTCATCACTAGCGCCACCTTTAACAAGTACCGTGCTCTTATTGTTGAGCATTTTCATCACTACTGTCTTGTCCTTGATTTTTTTTATAAAATCTAGCAGGTATTTCACTTCTAATGCTATTTTTAAATCATTGCCATTCTGAATTGTTGCCAGCTCTTCTTTAAATTCTGAATGTCCGTCATTTGATTTTATTAACAATTTGTTCTGTGTGAAGTTAAATACCGCTCCATTTCTATATTCAAGAGAATTTTTAGCCACAGAATAAGCACGTTTAAGTGCGGGTACAAAATTTTTAGTGCCTAAGACTACCGTTGTTCTATCTTTATCCAAGCTAGATGTTATAGTTTTGTAATCTGGGAAAACAAGGTCAACTAACCTGGATACAACTTCTATTCCTACAAATTTAAACGATATTTCATTTTTTCCTATAGAAACCGCTGTCATTTCATCAGGTGCACCTAATTTGGATTTCATAACTTTTAAAAGTCCTTTAACGGTTTCCAGAGGTATGCTCACACCAAAATCTTCAGGCTTATTTGGGCTAGGATTTAATTGAACTCTTGCATAGGCCAAATGGTAGGTATCAGTCCCAATAGCCTTTAAATGTTCTCCATCTAAATCAAGTCTCACACAATTTACAGCAAAGTTTTCAACATTTGTGGAAGCAGAAAACATTACATTCTCAAAAAGATTTTTCAAGTCTTCCTTCTGAAACGAATAATATTCTGGCACTTTTACACTTTCAAAGTCAGGAAAAGGGTCTCCTGTTATCAATGAAATTTCTCCCTTAGAATCATTTGTCTGGACAATTATTTTGTCCTTTTCAACTGCGATTGTAACATCATTACTGGAGATTCCTTTTACCAGATCCTTAAAAATTTTACAGGGAACCAGAGCTTTTCCACCACCAGTTATTTCTCCCGCAATTTCAATCCTTACAGATTTTTCCGAATCCGAAGCTCTTAATATTAAAACATTTTTCTTTTCATCAGTTTCTATAAATATTCCTTTCAAATATTCTTTTCCAAACTTCTTTTTTTCTGCAAAATTTTCTGCAATTTTAACAGCTTCCAGAAGTTTCCAAGTTTTTACTGTCGCTTTTAGTTTATCTTCCATTTTCTTTTCATCCTTTCTATATTTTATAGGCTGACATTAGTAAAAAAAATGGCAACTGCATTATTAATAAATATTTAGGAAGTATAATGCCAGCCAAGTTTTTTATGGAGTTTCTTCTCTCCAAAGTATTGATTTGTTCGACTAAATTTGTTATAATAACTTATAAGTTAATGACTTATCCATTTTCTTACTTAGCCAGTATTGGACAGTTGCTGGCTATTTTTTTTATTTTCATGGCCTCTTTTCTTTTATAACCAATCCATGCAATTTCAATTCCAGCTTCTTCAAATGCCAACAAACTTATAGCATCCTGTTCAAAGTCGGCTTCTCCTCCTTCTTCTATGATGACTTGTTTTATTTCCTCAAATTTTTTGTCTGTTTTTGTAATAAATGTTTTAATATACATTCTATTTTTCTTGTCAAAATCTTTTAGTTTTACCTGTATAAATCTCTTAAAAATGTTGTAGTATGCAAATATCACAAGTATTTGTTTTGTTGCAGTTTCAGTATCCCTATATCTAGTTTTTAGGTATCTGCTAAACTTAGTTTTTATATCTCCGAGTTCCCACTGATACATTTTAGAAAACTCTGCAACTACAAATTCATTTTTAAAGTCCTGTATCTTACGTTGGTTAGGATTCTGCAGCTCTTCATAGTCAAACTCTTTTACAAGCCTTGTTATACTCCTAAAACTTCTCTGTATAATGTCCTCAAGTCCAAAGGTGCACCACAATGTATTTTCTTCGTTCAATTTTGGTATTTTGGTATCACCTCTTAAAATGTTTCCATCCGTGATTCCAGGAATATTAAAATAATTTCTGTAGTGCTTGCATAAATTTGATAATCCCATCATCGAGAATACCTTCGCCCTTTCGTTTGCGTCCGTTGAAAATTTAGTATAGTCTTTTGCTTTTGATACAAATGCCCGTCTTTCTTCTTTCTTTTTTAATTTCCTTTTTAATTTCATAATCTGCTCCACTATTTCCATTTTTTAAAATAAGATGGCCACCAAAGTATTATTATCAATAGTACGGGAAATGCTAAATTCCCCCCAGCGACCCATCGTCCTTTTTCACTAATCACTTCCAGCTGTATAAGAACTGTTGCTGTTATCAGAATTGGTATCTTTATCAGATTTTTTACTGTCAGCATTTTTTCCTCCCATCTCTCAATCTCTTCCTTGTCCATTTCTATCTCAAGTTTTTCCCTGACCGTCATTTTGATAGTCCAACCTTTCTTGCAAGTTTCTTGATTCTGTTCTTAATTTTTCTTTCTTCCATTTTTCTTCTTGTTTCTTTATTTTGATTGTTTACCATTATTAAAGCGTCATATTTCATTTTAAAATCCTCCAAATTTCATTTTTAAAAACTCTTCATATGTTATCCCGACGTACTTTTCAACTTGAATACGCTGAATGTCATAATCCCAATTGTGTTTCCCAGCCCTTCTTCTTGCTAGCTCATCTTTTTCATCTTTGAATTTTGGAATTGCAGTTCCAAATTTAAGTCTTCCTGTCTGCAAGCCGACTCTTACATACTGCTGCCCTTTGCCAACAAATTCAGCAGCTTCCTTTATTGATAGTTGCAATTTTGTAGCCTGTTTCCTTATCCAGGATTCCGAAACTTCCATAGTTTTTTCCTTTCCGGGATTGCCGTCCCTTAAATTTTTTGGTGTTTGTTTTTTTTATTTTCATTACTTAGTCCCTTGACGATAATTCATGCATCATTTAACCACTTCCTTTCAATATTCACACTAGCCTTCTTTTATGTTATAATTATTAAAATTACTTATATTACTTTTACAAAAATATAACCAAAATACTTTTAAGGAGTGATTATTTATGGGAATAAAAATTGATTCTAAATTATCTAATAACATTTACAATGATGGTTTGAAAGATAGTGTTACAGAAACATCTAAAGTTGTCTCTCTTGTACCAAGAGCTATTAATGCTGCTCTTAGTGGATTGAGAATATGGATTCTAAAAAAAGAATTTAATGTTAAAGAAACCGAAAAATTATTAGAAGAAAAATTAGCAAACGTTTCTGAAGAAAAAATTATACCTCCTGATCCATATGTAGCAGTTCCAGCTTTTCAAGCTATTTCATATTCTATGGATAGTGAAGAGCTTAGAAATATGTATGCAAATTTACTTTCTAAAGCTATGAACGAGGATACTAAAAAGGATGTACATCCAGCTTTTACCGAAATCATTAAACAGATGTCACCTATAGATGCGCAAATCTTAAAAAAGTTTTTTAATAGCAAAAGTATTCCATTAATAGATGTAATTGATAAACATATTGAAAATGGTTCATATATACCTTTAATATCTAATCTAACAAATATTTTTGATTATGATAATGTAACAGTTTCTGTATCATTAAGTAATCTTATTAGATTAGGATTAGTAGAAATTCCAGCTGGTGAATTTTTTCCAAATGAAATTATTTATGATACAATTACTTCACACTTAGCATTTATTGAGTTTAAAAAGAAGCATAAATCTCCACAAAATTATAAAATAGATATTAGCAAAAAATTGCTATCAATTACTGCATTGGGGTTTAAATTTTGTGAGATTTGCATCAAAGATTTATAAATCTTAGACAAAAAAGTAAAAAATTACACACGATAATCTCAACTATAAATATATTAATATAGTCAATTATTCTTTGTTCTCCGCTATGTCTTTTTAATAACAATATGTTCAGATTGAACAAAGTTACTAATACAACGGGGTTTCTCAAAAAGACTTCCATAAAATTCTCCTCTCCTTTATTTTTTCTCATTTCCTATCTCACATCACTTCCTTTCTTTTTTTTCGTTCCAGCCAGCATTTTTTTTTAAACTTCCTATAACTGTTAAAAGGATAATTTCTATACTTACTGCGTCTTATCTTCTTTGACAAACCATTATTTATATCAGAGAGCATATCTAGTGCTCTTTGATTTTCTATCAGTCTTTGGGTTTCGATATAATCTAACTCATATAAATCTTTTTTTATTTTCTCTATATTTTTTTCAGTTCTACCTTGAGATGTTCTAAATTCTGCTAAAATACATGAAACAATAAATATTATTATAAAATCCTTAAATTTAATCACCTCCTCTTCTCTAATT